TGATGGTGGGCCAATTAAAAGATTTGCATGACCATAATTTCGAATGATTGAAAGCATCGCTGATTCAATATTCTCTTCTTTTAATCGTGCACCTCTAAGATCCACTACCAAGTCGTTATTTAACTGATAGTCATTTAAAGTAGCGTAGCTACCGTTCACTCTATGCTGAGTGTATAAACCATTGAATTCCTGGCTAACGATGTTGGCATCAGCTCTAAATAAAGCTCGATCAGCTTTTCGGAGGATCCATTGAATACCATTAGTTACTTCACGTTGTACAGCGTTTCCGATGTAGTTTTTCACTAAGGTCATTGGATGAGTTACTGACTTAGTAACACCCATAAACTTCACTAACTCTGCTTTTCTGATGTAAGTAGCATCTTCTTCTTCCGGCAACTCGCCTTCGTTGTTGAAACCACCTCTCTCAGCACCGTAAGAATCCAATTGTAGGTATTCTTCCACTGTGTTAAAGGCAGGAGCTTTAGGAATTCTCTTCCACATTTTGATGTCTGACTCAGAGAAGGTCAGCACCTTTAAATTTTTCTCTAGACTCTCCACTTTCAATGGAGCACCTGATGCAGTAGTTAAATCAGTAGTCTCACGACCTGTGATTGAACCAGCTTCAAGGGCTTTACTAAGTTCCGCTACGCTTTCCGCAGTTTGTGGAGCTTGTGAAAGTGCATCATCTCCGAATCCGGCACTATGACCGTAGTTCGCTAAATTGATACTTGAATTTTCCATTTTTTGGTAAATTTTGTTTATAATTCTTTTACCAATCTTGGATCTGAAACGATCACTTTACAATTCTCCTTGTCGGAAGGTAAGGGGGAATTACCCCCTTTATATTTCTATCCTATAATTTTAATATTCTCTGACTTCTGAAGGTCATCAATGATAGATTTTTCTAATCTACCACCTCGTCCGGCTGCTTCAAATGCAGTCATTGCTTTAGCATACTTCATATTTGGATTAGCTCCACCTAAATCAGACTTTCTATCTAAAAGATCAATTATTTTAGCTCTAGCTTGATCATTATCTTGGTGTAAAACTACTTGATCAGCATCCATAGACTTCTCTAAGGTTGGATGATTTCTGTAGTTAGTGGCCGTAACTGATTTAGATGGGATTGGAGTATCTCCAATTCTCTTTACTTCAGCTATTGTATCATCTAAAGCTTTCTTTAGATCATCATTAGTCTTATTAACTCCATCTAAAGATTTCTCAAGGTCATCATTCTTATTAAGAACTTCTTGGGTAATTTCAGCCAACTTAGAAATCAAACTAGCTGTCTCACCTAACCCTCTTTCGATGGCTCCAGACATTGTAGTTTCAATACCCTTAATAAGGTCTGCTACTTCTGCGGATCCACTAAGGTTATAATCTTCTGATTTCTTAATAAATTCACCTTCTTTACCAATGGAAGCAGCATTTTCATCTCCTATCATTGTTTCAGCTTTAGCTCCTGGAGCTACTGGATAACCTGTAACTTCTCCTTTTTCGAATTTATCCTTAAACTTTTCTTTATACTCTTCCATTGCTTTGCGCAACTTCTGATAGTCTTCATCTTCTGACATTGCCTTCTCCATTGGATCTGCATCATCTTCATCTGAATCCTCTGTTTCAGTTTTACCTGGTTTATCATCCTCATCTTCATCATCAGACTTTTTCATCTTCCCCTTTTCAAGGTCAGCCTCTTCTGATATTGATTTTTCTAATTCAGCTACATGATTTTTAGCTTCTTGTAACTCAATTTCGAGTTCACTAGACGCTTCTTTTTTTGAAGCCTCACCTAAAACTATATCTAAAGACTTCTGAAGGTCGTCCTTAGTAATTTCCGGGGTTTCTACTTTTTTGTTTGTTTCCATTAGGATTCTTTTTATTGCAGTTTGCCGGACAATTTCATACATCATCTCGGCTTTTTCTAAATCAACGTCATAAATATAATTAAAAATCTCCGAAAAAACCTCTCCTTTTGTAATCTTTTTTTTCATACCAGGTAGTTTTTCTGAAGTTTTAAGATCTTTTTCCATGCTTTCTGGGATCATATCCGCTCCAGTCAACGTACTCAGAGATTTATCTATATCTTTAGATTCTGTGATTTTTATGTTTAAATTTTTATCAATCTGCACCGTTTTTCCGTCTCTTTCAATGTGAATGATGTATTCTTCTGATTTTTTCAGATTATTCTTAACATTATCAAGAACATCTTCATAATCATAAATAAATTCATCTCTATGATAGTTACCCTTAATTATATCAACTAAGGTATTTGGGTTTTTTGGATTAAGTGTTAATGCAAGCCCAGTCAATCTAGCTTTAGTAATTTTATTCTGATTAAATGGATCTCTTTCTAGAGCCTTTCCTTCAATACTAAATCCCATTCTCCTTTTAGTAGAGGACTTCTCTAGCATCTTAGTTGTATCATATACAGACTTAGCTAATTCACTGTCCGGATATAAGAACCCCTCAACATACAGCCCATCCTTTGTTATCCTAGCAACAGTTGGTTCCCCTATAACAGCCTTTGGGTTAAATTTAGCCTGATGATTATAATTAAGGAACCCTTGATCTAAAAAGTAAGAGACATCATATCCCATAGGATCAATCTCCTCATCATCCGAGTCCTTAGATTTAGTGGAAGCAATTCCACCAATCTTCATAACTTCTCTCCCACTGTTGTCCTTAGCCTTCTCCAGGGTAATGTTATCAACAAAGAACCGGAAGTTATCGTTATTATTTTTCATCTAATTAATCTTTTATTGTACTCTCTAAGAACTTAAATGTTTTAGTGTACTTATTGTTTGCTTTCTCTAGGGTTAGATAGTCAATCTGTCCTTGATCATAAGCCTTTTCCAACACTCTCATGTGCTCAGAAAATGGATCTATCAGATCTAAAATAGTTTTTTTGGCATCCAAGATAAAATCTGTTTCTGGTCTCCTTCTTATTTCATCAATAGACATGAAGCAATAATTACAATGCTCCTCATCATCTAATCCAACCCAACCTTGATCCTCTACAACATTAACGCTAAAAAATGAAATAGTTCCTCCATCTGGCAATTTCTTTACCCCACTAGGATAGGCCTCTATTGCAGTAAGGTTAGTTTCTTCTTTCAATTCTCTTATAGCACCATCTCTTGCAGATTCTCCCTGTTCAATCTTACCCCCCGGCAATCCCCACTTTCCAGGATGGAACGTGTCATGATAATTTCTAAGTAACATAAGGATTGCTCCATCTTCACCTCTTACCACACTGTCTGCATAATTTATTGCCGGAGATCCCTTTTCCAATAAATCCTCAAGTATCTCCTCCTCTCTTCTTAAGGCTGCCTTCTTTTCCCCCAGGGATTTTACAAGCTCCCTCTGCTTCTTAGTGTGCCTTTGTGTAATATGATCTCTTACTGTACTGCCTCTATCAAACCCTTTTTCTATTTGACTATCAGTAGAACTCAGCATTTCTTTATATACCGAGTTATTTTCATCTATCCTGTAAATAAGATCTGATATCTCCCCTTTAATAAGGTCAATCCTACCCTCCCTAAACTCGATGTATTCTTTTTCCTCCATACTATTGACACCAGTAATATTACTGAAAAATTTAGATACTCTTTCTTTAAATCCCATACTGTCTTAATTTAACTGTATTATTTTCTCTTAGCTATAAATACAATAGAGATTGTTCCACCTGTTAAACCAATCTTTGCAAAGTTTACTGCAGCAAATTTACCACTAAAGTCTACTTTTTCTAAAGTACTAGATCCATCTGCAGAAGCTATTGTAACTGTTGACACAGTGTCATCAAAATTAACCCCATCATTGGACTGAGCTATTGTAGCAACTCCATTAAGAGTTCCTGTTAACCCTGCCCATACAACTTGAGCATTTATGATACTGTATCCCTTTAAATCATCAGATACTCTAAATAATTCAGAGGCTCCTAGTCCGGAGATGTCAACTTCCCCTGCTAATACTGCTTCGATACTACCTCCATGGGCAGCTGTTTCTGATCTGTAAATCGTATCCATTTCTTTTATATTATAGAAAACAGTCTATACCCTATGTATAGACTATCTCTAAGTTTCTTATTATGCTGCTATATTAATACTAAGGCCTGTTTGAACATCTGTCTGTCCAAACGCATCAGTAACAGTGATTTGAATACCTGTGTTGTTTGCAATAGTATCCGGAGTTCCACTGATATATCCTGACGCTGGGTCAAGAGTACATCCTGATGGTAAAGTACCACCTGTCAAAGAAAAAGTCAATGGACCGTTTCCACCTTCTGCTACTACTGGTTGGCTATACCAAACACCATCATTACCACCTGTCATTGCACCTGAAGTAGTAATTGCTAGTGCCGTTACTGAAGCTACTTTGTTAACAATATTTCCAACTGCACCTGCATTATCAATGATATCCATCAATAAATTGTTAGCTACAGCAAAGGCCGCTACTGCCTCAATATCATTTTCTACTTCTTGTAGATTGATACCTGCCTTAACTTCAGCATCACTTCTACCTACAAAGTCCATAATAGTGAATCTATCACTATTGTCAAACAAATCAACCTTCATATCTACTTTGAATTGGCCGTTTGTACTAAATAAGCTTATTGTTTTCATCTAATTTTGTTTTTAATGATTCGAATCTGACTTTAAATATAATGAAAATTCTCCTAAACCATGTACTCTTCATCCCCAATTTTAACAGAAATCTTTTTTCTGTTACGAACTTTCTCACTTTTTATGCTAGATTTACCCATAACAAACCTTCCCTTTTCATCATCCCATGTGGATCCTGAAGGCAATTCATTAACTGTACACCTACAATGTGGATGTAATGATCCTAATGTTGCTTGCCAGGCACCAACCTTCTTCCCAACATTTGTTCCATTAGCTCTTAATTCAGATAATTTAAAAATAACCGGCCTGGATCCAAATCCGGCAGTCAGGTAATGTTTTATACAGTGCTTACAGGCTCCGGGATAAACATCCTTATACACTAAAATTTCCTCTCCTCCGGACCTTTCCAATTCTGCAGCCCTACCCTCTTCATACGCATTGTGTAGGGTATACTCTGCCATCCTTCCAAGATCCATCTCCCATTTACCCGTCTTAAGTCCTATTTCTGATACCATATCCCGGACTGTCCCCCTCATTTCAACCACCTTTATAGCAGCATCTCTCTTTATCTCTTCGAACTTGGTCATATAAGCCTTGTCTTTATCCAACATTATGTTGCTAAGATCTGACTTAATCCTATCGCTCATGGTCTTTATATCTGCATGAGCCTGGTATTTTAGATGATCTATTGCAGCCATCTCCTTAAATGTTAAGGGTATATAGTTCTTAGAAGATATAAACTTCTTAAATTCCTTATACTGCATCCCCTTCACCCTAGCATCAGAATTGGCTGAGGACAAAATACCAAATGCAAATGCCTCTTCAATCTTTCCGGTCCTTCCCCTGTACTTATCTATATCAATTCCAGATTTTCTAAGGATGCTCTGTTCTTCTGTGGATAGATATTTGGGGTCAATATTTGTTCCAATAAACATGAAGTGATGCATATCTATTATGGACATCAATTCATCTATCTGTTTACTTGTGAATATTAACATTTATTCTTCCTCCTTTACAAATTTAGTCATAGTAGCAGCTAACTCCAACGACATTGCCTTGATCATTCTTGAATAATTCTTCTTTATTTCCCCCTCATAATCGTATATCATAGGAAACCTTGGCCGGTCGGCATACTTAGGTTTACCCTTTAACATTGGCATCTTCTCCATTACTGTACAATTTTAGCTGCCAAGAAAGCAGCGTTCATACCTAAACTAACTCCAATTACCCACTTCTTAAACTTATTTTTCCTCTTCTCCCTCTTCAACTCATCATACACAAGATCCAAAGTATTCTCTAATTCTTGAGTAAATGATCTCTCATTG